AATGTACGATGACCGTACTGAAATCGAAGATGTCAAAATTGAAGATAACGAAATTGCCCCAACAGCAACAAACGGAAATTTAGCACTTAGTGCAAACGGTACTGGGTCTATAACTACTGCTTACCCAATAAGCTTAGCAGAAATTACTGATCCAGCAGCACCAGCAGATGGTACAAAGATATACTCTAAAGCAGAAGACGTAGGCGGCACTGGTGTTTATTTCATTAATGACAATAGTAGCACTGGCGAACTAATAAGTAAAGATAAAGCATTGCTATTCGCAATGTTGTTTTAAGGAAACAAAATGGCAATCGCAACTAACCAACTAACTGTAGCACAACTTGACGCAATTACAGTGCCAGCTGGCAAGAAGTATGCAATACTGAACATTAGTGTTTGTAACAATTCGGGCACTCAAGAAACATTTGATCTACACTTTATACCAAGTGGTGACAGCTTGAGTACAAGTGTAAACAGAATCGGAAATGCAATACCAGTAGACGGCACCGACACGTTTGTTTGGGACTTTAGCCGTGTTATTCTTGACGCAGGTGACAAAGTAAGCTTTACTGCTTCGAATACTACACTATCGGCTATTGTTAGCTACATGGAAGCATAATGAGATACGTTAAGAAACAAAATACTAATCGTGCTGCGGTAAACGGCAAGGGCGTTATCTACGATGTAAACGGACAAGTAGTAATGGATAGTACAGATATGATGCTAGTGCCAAAAGGCACTGATGCTGATGTTACTACTAGCTACACCGAAGGCCACATTCGTTACAACACTGACTCAAATGAGTTTGAATGTTATCAGAATGGCGCACTACGTAAGATGCGCTTTAAAGAACCAACTACAATTACTCAGCAAAGCTTAGGTAACGGCGATGCTACTGAGACTGTGTTTGGACCTTTAGCAAGCGGTGACTCAGATTATCCTGTACCTGCAGCAGCACAGAATGTATTAGTGTTAGTTGAAAACGTTTTTCAGTTAGCTACTACTAACTACACTCTAGAACAAAGTGCCAGTGGTAACTTAACAGGACCAAATTCACCATACGCCGACGGATGGTATATTAAGTTTACTAGCGCACCTGATTTAGGTAAGCCTATTACAGTTTTACATAACTTTGACAAGTAAGGATCGCCATGTCGTTTGGTATGGACACAGATGCAGGGAATATGGTTGTTTACAACATATTACAAAGCATTAAACAAAATAAACTAACAGACCGAGATGCTCTAAAGTTTTTATATGACCATTTAAGTCATCTAAGCGACAGTACATTTTATCGAGAGTCCAACGACAGTCGAGTGAAGCAGTTAGCAATTGAATGGCTCGAACAAGAGAAAATCATTAAGCCACGACTAGCTGAGTTTGTTACTGTTTAATTTAAAATAGAAAAAATTGTTTGTAACTTTTTTCTAATTGTTTTACTACGTAGAGTTTTTACAATACCTTGATGTAACGGCTGCGGCCAATCATTATAACTTGACCAAGCATAACCAGAATGTTCGTCGTTCAGCTTTGGTATGAATTCTTGTTTAACAGTACAAAGATACGTAAAGTAATTAAATTTTTTATCTGTACTAACAAATGTTTCTAACGGAAACGTTTTAACAACATCAATATCGCCTACTTCTTCGTATATTTCACGGTACAGTGCTGGCCCGGGAGCTTCGGCTAACTCGTTAGTGCCGCCTACTAGTCCCCATACATTGTTGTTTTTACTTTGTTTACGAAATAAAAATAAAAATCTTTTAGTGTCTAAAGCGTAAATTAAAGCACCACTACACTTAATACTCATACTAATATATATTTTAGTTGTAGTCTAAGCGCCAGGTTCCTGGAGGATACACGCCATCAAACGCTTTTAACCACTCGCCTTCGTCTGGATTAAATTTATACTGAACATTAGAATTAATATTTGTGGTATAAATTAAAGTGCTGTCCTTTTCTGCTTCGCTAGCATCAAACACCACAACCCATTTAGAACCATCCCATTCGATAATATCACCAGCGTCTGCTACTAAGCTATCGTTACCACTAAGATCCTTCCACGCATCAGGCCCATCATAGCCGGCTGTAGTACTACCGTTAATCGAGCCTAGCGTTAGTACTCGCATATTACTTGCTCTAGCAGTAACAGCATCGAAGTTTTGAGGATTGATAATTTGATCAATCGTAGCTCTGTCACCGTGCGGACCCGAAATAACAGTATCACTAGGAAAACTATCCAAGTCAAAGTTAACGTCAAGCACAGTTGGATCGCTTGAGCTCAGTGATAGTGTACCCGAAATCTCATATCCCGTATCTGCTCTTTTTAATTTTATTGTAGTTACATAATCTTTAAATTGGAACGGCAACGCAGTAATATAACCTTCCCAGGATGCCGTAGGCAGGCCTTCTCCTCGGTTCAGTCTAATAGTATTATCTAACACAACAAGACTAGTGCTTTGGTAGTTAACACCAAGCGCAGCATCAGCTACACCAATAGTAGCACCAGAGTTTGTAACTTCTTCAATAACATTACCGTCACCGTCTGTCTTAACAACAGTCTTAGAATCCATGCCCAGTGCTGCTTTATCTTGCCACTGATTAATTTCAGGTCGTGTTACGCCCTTTTCAATACTACCAGTGTCGTCAGTAAATATACTTGTGATAATATTTGTAATAACACCAAGACGCTTAACCTTAGCAGGGGGATTGATAAAGATCGGAGTTTCAAAAGTTAAAGTTGAAATATCAATCTGATCGTCTGTGCCTTGCGGAATAGATTTACTTGACCAGTTGATATTGTTTAGTGTAACAGTAGTCAAACTAGTCCAATCTAAGTAGTTGTCTGTAGTTTGAATTTCTAAACTAGGATTAAACAATATTAACAACTGTTCTAGTATTTGTAGTTTTTGATCTGTGTTACTTGACCAAACATCAGCATTGAATGTAAGAGTGTACGGGGTTGGCATAAGACGCTCAACTGTATAATTCTTACCTTCAGCTTCTAGATATTCGTTACCTGCGCTATCATAGCGACGTTCTCTAATATGTCGCTTGTCAATAAACATTGGGTCAGCACGACGATTATTATCGATCTGTAAGCCAGTGATGTATGCTGCGATTCGAGGCACGCTTGGCATAGAAGCTTCGCTGTTTTGTGCTATAAGTGCCGCTACTTGCCTTGAAGGGTCGCCGTACGTTACTGGAATCTGCTTTAAAGCACCGTCGCCGTCCTCCCAATAAAAGTTACTTAACATTCGAGTAACTTGTAACAAGTACCTTCTAATCTGATTATCGTAAAAATGCTGTGCCATTATATCTCTCAGTCTGCTTGCGGTCTAAGCGCTTTACTTAGGCTCTGACGTTCTTCAACTGTGTCACCTGCAATAACATCTGTATTTGTGTTGTTAACAAACGAGCCGAGTTGTGTGTTTTTATCGTTAGTGTTAGACAGCGTAACTCTTACATTGTCTTCCATCATTTCCCAACGATCAGTGGTAAATCTAAACAAACGCTGAGGCATGTAATCAGTTCTTAGCCAATAGTCGCCATCTTCTGCGTTTGTAGGAAAGTATATGCCTGTACCAAACGGTGTACCGTTAGGCGGAATACCGTCGCCAAGTAAGTAACCTTTGTAACCAGACTTTACAGGACGACGCATTTCGTCAAGTATGCCGTCGTTATTCGAATCTAGTAATTCAATATTACCACTATCGTCTGTTTGTACTGTAAAGAAGTGCGCAGTATCGTAACCGCTAAGCGCAGCATTTAGTTCTGCTTCTTCAACAATAGCATTGTTAATAACAATTTCTGTATCGTAAACAGAGTTACCGTCGCCTACTGTAGTACAGTCGTCGTTTTCAATTGACAGAATATCTTTGTATTCTTGACTATCTGTAATTCTTTTTAGCTTGAGTCTGTACAAGTGCGGGTACCAAGTTTGTGTAAAACCCTGCGACGCTCTTGTAACGTCTTCAACAACGTAATATTTTTTAAGAGCATAATTAGAATCGTTTAGCGCATACTCATCACGCAGCGCTGGCAATTCAATTACATCACCGTTGATAATTTTTCTGTCTAAAGTTTTAACTGTACTTCGAATGTGTACAGTTAACATTAGAGTGTCGTTAGTAAGGAACATGCCAAACTGACTTAGATCAAAATCTAAGTCGCTAACATTGTATACACAACGAATCGTGTAAACATCTTTATCGTAACGTCGGTCACGATTTTCCAAGAACAACATGTCTTGAATAGACGTTGGCGTAAGGTCTGTTTCACCGTTGGCTACTTGCTCATCGGTTAACTCGGTGCCTAAAAGTTTATGCAGATGCATATCAACACCGCCGACGCTAAACATCTCAAAGATCTGTTTGTCTAAGAATTCGTAGTCAGGACCTTTTTCAGGTTTGTATAATGATAGACGAGGAATTGGCTCTCTCCTTTATACTGTATTTATTATTGTATAAATACATTGGAGACACACTAATGGCTGCTACTACAAGACAAGAGATATATGATTACGTTCACACCTTATTAGGTGGCGGAATGATCGACATTGAGTTAGATCCTATTCATTACGAAACTGCTTTGAATAAAGCGTTTAGTAAGTTTAGACAACGTTCTGACAACAGTGTCGAAGAAGCCTATCACTTCATGCCAACAGTGCAGGATCAAAACGAGTATATACTACCTAACGAGATTATTGAAGTTCGTCAAATCTTTAGACGTAGTATTGGTTCACGAAGCGGCGGTGGCGACGGCGGGTCTATGTTTGAGCCGTTTAATATGGCATACACAAATACATACCTAATGAGCGGATCGAATATGGGCGGCTTAGCAACCTACAATTTCTTTACTCAGTACCAAGAACTTGTTGGCCGTATGTTTGGTTCCTTTATTGAATTTAAATGGAACTCTAGTACTAAAAAACTAACAATACTTCAGCGTCCTAGAACACAAGAAAAACTATTGCTTATGTGCTATAACTATCGTCCAGACGAAGAATTATTGTCAGACTATCAAGCACAGCAATGGATCAAAGATTATTCTGTTGCTGCGGCAAAGTATATGCTAGGCGAAGCAAGAGAAAAGTTTGCTACTATTGCTGGTCCACAAGGCGGTACAAGTCTTAACGGTAGTCAGCTAAAAGCAGAAGCAACTGCTGATATGGAAAAGCTTGAGAAGGAAGTTTCTACACAAGTAACCGGCGGGTACGGTTACGGCTTTACTATTGGTTGACAAATAATTATAATTTGTTAAAATAAAATATGACTTTCATCGCACTTGATAAAAATAATCGTATGCTACGTATTGGTTTTGGAAAAAACAAAGGACGTTGGTTCGCAAGAATCGATCTATGGTTTTTTGGAATAAGATGTTGACTTTCTCACTCTAATATAGTATATTATAAGCATGAGCAAATTAAAATTATTAGTCATTGGCCACGGCAGACACGGCAAAGACACTGTCTGCGAAATGCTAAGAGATGAATACAATTATAACTTTATTTCTTCGAGTCAGTTTTGTGCTGATCATTTTATATACAACGACCTAAAAGACAAATACGGGTATACCACAGCTGAAGAGTGTTATGCGGATAGACATAACAGACGTGCTGAATGGTATAATATGATCTCAGACTACAATCTTGAAGATCCGGGGTTACTTGGATCTGAAATCTTTAAACAATACGATATATACTGCGGTCTTCGAAATATTCGAGAATGGCGTAAAATGAAAGCTGACAATACATATGATTTTTGTATTTGGGTAGATCGATCAGCACACTTACCTCCCGAAGATGCGTCGTCTATGAGCTTAACTAAAGATTGTGCCGACTACGTATTAGATAACAATAGCTCCATTGCTGAATTAAAAACTAAACTTAAACAATTGATAGACAGCATAAAACCATGATGATCTAGAAGTTTTTCTTTCTCAAAGTATAAATACATTATACCCACTTAGGAGAGGAAAAACATGGCAGGATTAGTTTCACCAGGCGTTCAGGTCCAAGTAATAGACGAGAGTTTTTACACACCGGCCGAACCTGGCACCATTCCAATGATATTCGTTGCGACTCGTGAAAACAAAGCAAACGCAGCTGGAACAGGTATTGCGCAAGGCACTACATCAGCTAACGCTGGCAAAGCATACTTAATCAGTTCTCAGAGAGAATTAGCTGATTTCTTCGGTGATCCAATTTTTGAAACCGACGAAAACAATAACGCAATTCACGCTGGTGAACTTAACGAGTACGGACTACAGGCAGCATACTCATACTTAGGCGTAAGCAATCGTGCTTACGTAGTAAGAGCTGATGCTGACATGGCCGAGCTAGCACCGACTGAAGAAGCACCTGATGCGTTTCCTCCAAATAATACTGCTTGGTTAGACGTTGAAGATACATTGTTTGGTATACAACAATGGAACGGCGCAGCTAAGACCATCGAAAACGGTCAAACATTTAGCAACAAAGTTCCACTAAACATTTACAAGCAGACTCAAGTTGTTGACTTTGATGGCGCTGACTACACACCAAAAGGATCTATCGGTGCTATTGGTTCTTATGCTGTTGTTACATTAACAAACGTTGTAAGATACTGGTACAAGAACACAAGCGGTACTTGGGTTGAAGTTGGCACTAACGCTTGGCAAGCAAGCTGGGCTACAATTAAGTCTAGTGCTGCTAACCCAACACTAGTAGCTGGTTCTGCTAACATTGAGATTAACGGCACTGTACTGGCAGTTGATCAAGAATCAGTGACACAGATTGCTAGTAACATTAACACACT